CTGACGCGTGTTTCCGCTCGGAAGCTCTACATCAAAAGACTTCGGATATGTGCTGACCGTCTTTCCGGAGAAGGTGTGCTTAACGACCTCAATGAACCCGCCGCCGTCCACTTGGACATCAATCGCGACGATGACGCTGGTCCTAAGCAGATCGCCGGTCTCCGTATCTTGACGATTGAGTCCATTATCTAAGCTGATAACAACGCGAGCGCGGTCAACCAGAGAATTGCTGATCGTCTCGACCGGCTCAACCCTCCCGAACCGGTTATTTGACGTGTCGCCATACACACACTCGACCCCGATCTCTCGCGGGTTGGATTCGACAGCGCTGAAGCTAGGAAGATGCTCTTGATCGGCCTCACCGAAACGCTCCTGAACCTCAACGCCGGTGAAGTTGAAGGTTCCGTCAGGATTCTCAACCGGCGTGCCGTCAAAGTAGACAGATTTCAGACCGTCGATCAGACCACCAATGGGGCCTTCGCCGACGAGGTCAATGATTCTGGCGGTTGTGTTTGACCGGAGCGTGTTCGGGTCTTCTTGAGCCGCCCGCGCCTGTCCGCCTCCCTTACCACCCTTTTCGAGTTGGAGGTTGTTATTATCGCCACGGAATCCGCCCGTGTTGCCACCACCATAATCACCCTCCCCGTCGTATCGTTGAGAGATAGGTATGTCAGTCGTCTCGATACCCGAAGCGCCGACAACAGACCCGACGCGAACCTTCAAACCAGCGATATAGGGGATAGGGTGACCTTGTTCGGTCACGTTCACCGGGCCGTCGAATATGCCCGAGTTTTCTTCCCTCTCTCGCTTGTTAGGGTCCGGCGCATCGATCTGCGGGGCCAGCAAGGATGAGATGATAGTTGTCGCAGCTAGTACGGTCGCGGAGATGATGAATTGAGTAAGAGGGTCCAGACCAGCGAGTTTGGGTTCTGGAATCAGGTGCATCTCTGGGCAAGAACCGAACCGGACATTCAGCTCACAATCGGTGAGATACGTTTCGTCGTCCAGTTTACCCCGAACGACGGCGTAGTTACCGGTAGAAATGGTCTCGCGGAAACCGGAGTATTGCGACGACAACGCGCGGATCGCTTCAGAAGGCGAATCCACAGACAGACGATGCTTCTTGCCAAAACGCTTGGCAAGACGACCATGAAGATATACATCGCGAAGTTGGTTCATTTTCAGCTCGTCTTTTTATAGTCGTAACGCACACACATCATTTCGATATGCTTGAAGTTATGTATTGGTCGTCTGTCTGGTTTTCTTTTTGGATTGTATGGTTCGGAGCCAGTCGATAGGTGATACAGAACGTCTTTTTGCTCTAATACACCAGCATGATTGAATTTATCGGAACGTACTTTAAGCATAAGCACGTCACCTTTAGCTCTATCTGCAAACGGTACTTCATAAAATCCAGCAGATCGAAAGTTTTCGATATATAGATTTTGATTCTTTTCCCACCATTGCCAATCTCGGGGGAAGTCGTCGATCAACACAGGATCGCCACCGAAACCATGCAGCATCCCGAAATGACGGATGCGCGAGTAACAATCCTTGATCCCGTGGATAAAACCCGACTCGTCGAGTGGTGGTGGGGCGATCTGATCTCCCCAAATCAGAGGTGGCAAACACCCCTGCCCGTTCGTCGAAATCAGGACGAACGGGACATCCATCTCAATCTGAGACGCCATATCCTGCGCGCTAGGGCAGTTAGGCCCGTTAGGGTGCGAGTGAGCAAGGGCCAGCATCTCGCCAGAGGCAAGGAGTCTTTGAGTGTCTTTTCGGCTTACTCGGGCGTGGGTTTCTGGGTTTCCTGCCGTGTTGTCTAAGCGCTGATAGCCTGACTTCATGATCGCGCCGACGCATTCGTTCGGGTAGCATTCGTTCGCGTGTTGACGAAGGTCTTCAATAACCTCAGGGCGGAGAATATCTTCCCGGTCGAGTTCGAAGATCATCCCCGGAACCTCGCCACACCGGGGAAGCCGCCAAACGGAAGAGGGTTTTCTTTCCCGAAACGAGGGTAGCAACAGGTTTCCAACGTCTTCGAAAAGACTTCTTCCTCCGGTGAGGTGGGTTGTCCTTCCTCGTCGAAAGCTTGAGCGCCGGTGTACGGGCATTCAGCTCGATCATACCCCGCGTACGAGCCGTTTTCTTCGGTGTAGCGCGTCATGAACGGGCAGTAATCTCGAACCACCATGCGACCGGGGAGCATAGCCCCGCGTTGGTCCATGGCGGATGAAAGCTTCCATCCTACCGTCGTACGATTATGGGTGGCCAGCTCGTCGAAGCTGTAGATGTCCTCGCTTAGGATCGAGTACGGGTCGGGCTCCTCGCCGTCGTCTAGGAACCTTTCAAAGGTTCGGATACGACGGAATTCAGCACCTAGAAGGTTGCGGTATTGAAGGATGAATGGCGTAAATACGCTACCCGTGTTTTCAAACAAAACAGAAGGGGTAGGATACGGCCCGCCAGATTGGACCTCAAAACCATCAAGCTCCATCGGATGGGGTGTATAGATGTTTCCGCCAAAAGAAATCGGCGTTCCGGTATCGTCTAGCCCAACAGGCGCGAGGCGAATGATGTTCTCACCAAACTTAGTTAGATCAACCTCGACAAGTACAACCTCTCCGCCTAAGTTTGATCTTTGGACATGCTCATTGATTGGAAGGCTAACCATGGGTAAATACCTGTTTTACTTCAATGGAGCAGTCGAAATTGTTGAATCCTCTATACTTCATTCCAAATTTCTTACCGCTTTTGAAGCGAAGTTCGGTGCCTAGTTCAGGCGGTGTCCATTCAAATACATCAACGCCGCCGAGACCCGCGAAATACTCTCGCAAGTCTTCGGCTTCGTCTTTAGTCACACCGGTGTAAGTGAAAGAACCAACTCGACGGGTGTTGTTCGGTCCCGCCTTAGAACCTTGTTCGTAGCCATATCCGAACGTCACTTCTTCAGCCCTATACTCCTCATCAAGAGAGGAGCCGTAGGAAGGTTGAGGCAGATTAGCCGGATATGTCGCCACGGTTTAGCTCGCTTTGCGTTGGTTATAGAGAAGTCCGCCCGGTCTCGATTCTTCAGCAAGAATAGACTTCATCGCCATTTTAAGCTCACGACCGGCAGCAGCGCCAGCCCGAGCCCCGGACTCTTCATCCTTGGCACCATGAATAACGATTTCGGGAATCTGAACGTTAAGGCTTACATTACCGCCCTGACCGTCACTCTTGCTAACACTTTCTTTCGAATTTGTCAACTGGACAGGGATTTTTCGGCCCCGCGACAATGGGACGACTGCTTCTTCAGGGTGGAGGATAGACGGGATGCCGCCAGAGATGTTCTGCGTACCCTCGGAGAAGTGCCGGGCATTCTTGAAGATTTCCGCCGCGACGGGTTGATATTTGACCGCCGAGCCGGAATAACCGCCCTCAGAGAACGACCCGCCAAGAAGTTTCGAACCCTTAGCAAGAGACCCCCCGCCAAGAAGTTTCGAACCCTTAGCGAGAGACGGCCCAAAACCGGGGATCATGTTGAGGAGCGGGGACACCAACCCGAGGAGACCGCCGCCACCGCCGCCACCTAACTTCCCCATGATGCCAGAGAACAGGTTTTTGAAGAGCCCACCGCCTTGTCTGAAGACGCCCATGAGGCTGCTCAAGAAACCACCACCTTCGCCACCTTGCGAGAAGATGCCTCCGAGACGATCGAGGAAGCCGCCGCCTCCTTCATACCCTTTGAACACGCTTCGCGCGCTCTTCGCGAAGTCCTTACCCATAGAGCTGCCTGCGGAGTAGGCGCCTTGTTTACCACCGACTCCCTGTTTACCGCCGCCCTGACTTTGTTCTTGGTTCGCACCACCAAACAAACGACTAAGGATACCTCCCGAGGAACCACTAGATCGTGCTTCTTGTTGATCAGGAGCATCCCCAAGTCCCAACATATTAAGGAACGACCCAACCATCTTATGAGACACCGCACGGGCGATATCAGCTAGGATGGATTGAGTCAGGTCGCGGAAGCTGAGCTTCCCACTCGTCGCCATCTCGGCGAACGCATCGCTGATTTCGTCGCTGATCTTATAGCTGATATCATCTAGAATTTCATCAAATGTAGCAGCATCTTCGATGAATCTGGCAAAACCAGTCCTTTCGGTGTTCGCGTTATTCAGGTCGTATATAAGAGCGACTTGTTCGCGGAGTAGTTCGTTGTTGATGTCGTGAAGCTGAACACCAGCGGCGACGAGTTCATTGACACGGTTACGGGTGTCGATCTCAATCTCACGCTCGCGTTCGCCCATCCGTAGAAGCTCGATCTCACGATCCATATCACGCTGCATAGCAGCCATCGGATCGCGAGCGTTTTGCGTGGTGGTTTCGAGACGCGCCAAAGCTGATTCATATGCTTCGGTGCTGGGGATAATACCCATTGCGAGGGCTAGCGCGAGCGACGCTTGGCTCTCCGCATACTCCCTCTGCGCAGCGCCCAGAGGGTCGTATTGATCGTAGACGCCTTGGAGGCTGTCGCGAAGCTGTTCAAGCTGACGATCCGTCGTTGAGGTGTCGCCCCCATCGCCC